GTTTGTAATCGGGTTAATCGAGTTTGAGTAAAGAACATCTCTGTCACCTTGATTAACAATAACCTCAGTATTAGTAGGTTTAGTTAAGCGACCTCTTCTGACACCCGCTGGGGCAAACCAGGGCTCCGAGACAGAGTCAGTAAAGACACACTGTCGAGCAGCAAAGATGGCAGGATCATACCACTCATCAGCACCCGCAAAGGCATCAAAAACTTGAACCCAAGGCCAGTAAACAGCGGCATATGAAGAGTTAAGAGCAGACTCTCTAGCTGTCGGATCTTGACCGTTCATCCATTGAATAGCCTCCTGAACTTCAGCAAACCCATAAGGAGGAGAAGTTAATGCTAAGAAGTTTTTAGATGTTTCTGCGAGGCTAATGAAAGCATTCTGAACAGCATCATCGGTGACACCAGGGATGACACCTATGGAAATGTTCAAGGTATCATCGTCCAGAGCATACATGCCTGTTTTAGTAGACGGAGATCCTATAAGGGCGCTGGCTCCTGTAGCGCCGCTATCACCACCTGCAAGACCATAGGTACCTTTGATGGCTTTCAAGAATCTTGGAGTTCCCGCAGCATCATTCTCACCATTACCTACAAAGCCAGCAGCGGTAGTTTTATCTCCAAACTGATCCTTAGCGACATAATCCCCACCAGCAGTGGTTTTCAACTCAGCAAAGACGTATTGAGATTCATTGTTGTCGAGGGTAACATTCAGAAGATATTCAACAGACTTGGAACTCGAAGGACTAAACTCGATCTCGTTGAAAGATTCGACCTGAGCGCCATCACTATTCACAACTAATTGATCCCGTGTGGAGATGTTGTTAATTTCAACCGACACACCTCTCGTCGCACCATCTCGAAGAGTTCTTAAGTTGTAACCAGTTCCAGGGTAATTAGAGTTAACGTATAAGTTAACGTCAGAAGCAGTATACCCAGTAACCGTGAGATTAAATCCTGCGCCCGCAGCTTTTGCATCACCATTGATATCCAAAGACGAGAAGCTTAAAGATGCATCATCAGCCGAAACTTGTAAAGATGCTCCCGAACCTGCGAACTTAGAAGCTAAGAAAACATTCCCACCATCCACATGAGAGAAAACGTTTTGTGAACCAAGTACTTCAGGGTTAAAAGCCGCTGTGAAAGCTTTAGCAATTGTATTATTAGTTGTTGAGCTTGCAACTTGAACAACCCCTGTTAAGGTCATAGCGCCAGCGTCATCGGTAACCGAGTAGTAGATAGACGAAGGATCTTCACTGAGCACATACCCACCTATTTGAACAGCGGGCGATGCTCCGACAGGAACAGCAGCAGAAGCATAAGACAACTCCGAACCAGCATCAATACCTCTTACAAAGTACATTTGGTTAGTTGCTTCTAAAATCTCAAGAGCACCCTCAAGACCTTGCCCAACTAAGTCAACGTCAGGTTGGCCAAATAATCTAATAAGATTTTCTTGGCTTGTAACAAGAGTAGCTTTATTAATAGGACCTTTGTTAGCAAAGCCGACTACACCCACAACGCTTGAGTTAGCATTAGGTGTGTAGATGGAAACATCATTTTCAAGAACTACAACAGATGGACTGGTTGGTATTGCCATGATTAATTACTCTCTTCGGGATTTCTTGTTCTGGTTTTCTTAGACGAAGCTTTAACCGCAGGAACAGGTGCTGGGTCAGGAACATGAACAATCTTAACCATTCTACGGTGAACTAAGTTCTCAGCGATCTTACTCTTCCAGTTGTCAGGCACTTCAATTTGTTGCTTAGGGGTTAAGAATATTGTTCTAACACCTCTACGTGTTCCAAAAGGGATACTAAACCCTTGCATACTAATGTTCTTTATGAGTTTCATGTAAAAGCTCCTACTATATTTACTATGTAGCAATAATTAAAATAGTTAATTTACTGTCCTTGTAGAGATAGAGCAGTGATAGTTAATGTGTTACCAGCAGCAATATTTGTAGGTTGTCCAATATCCCACCATGCATATATTTCATGACCCCCTTCAAAATTAAATACACCTCCAGCGGCGGGTCCTTCAGCTAACGCTACATACCTTGCCCCTGTAATAAGTCCTGAGAACTGGAAAGCGTTACTATCTGTTTGTAGAACTGCTCGGACCGCACTTAAATTTAATTGAGTAGCACTGGACACGTCAAAGTTAGCTTGATCTCCTACGCTGTCTCTAAGGACTATAAGACCCGAAGTTCCTCCTTGATTACCTAAGACAACAGAACTGGCAGCACTAACGTCAGCAGTAGAGCTAGTGTCCGCACTCCAATCACCCACAGCACTACAGAGAACTAGTCTAAATTCGCTCGGCACTGCTCCCGAACAAAAGAACTCTTCAAACATTCTTTGCTTACCTAAATTTGTCCACGACATAATATAAATCTCCTACTATATTTAGCTTGATATAAATCTTTTAATTTTATTAAAGAGGTGAAGGATCATCAGGAGTTGTCACCATATTTGCAGGAAGTGCAAACGACACACCAAAACTAAAGTTACCAATCGCAGCAGTATCTTCCCCTGGCCCAAAGTCATCTCCAGAACTTAAGACACCTAAATCTAAAAGTAATTCATTGAAAGTTATCCCAGTTGAAGTTCTTAAATCTCCGAAATCAAAGTTAACATCAGCAGGCAGGATATTATCACCACCTACTTGATAAGTTAATACATGATCCTTAAGTTCAAGTATAGCATTCTCTAAACTAAGGGCGAAATCAAAGAAGGGTGCTTGAGCTTCAAGACTAAGAGGAAGAAGACCACCACCGCCTGCTTCAATAGAAATTCTATAGGCTTCTAAACCCAGAGTCAATGGACTTACAGTTACAGGTGTGTCCGTAAATGGAGGGTTGTATGGGTCATCAGTTTCATTGACCCCCCTCGTCAAGTTTCTAGTAACAGATCGACCTCTCGGCTCATCAATTTCAGCAATGAAAGTTATGGTGCCTCTTTTGTTTGGAAGGGGCGGTGGTCTCCTATTAGGCCGTAAAGGAGATTCAATAATGTCTAAATTTATAACCACTTAAACTCCGAACTCTTTAATTTCACCCGTATTTGTAAAGAAGAATTTAGGACTTGGTATGTAAGTTTCTAAGGTTATGCTGATAGCTTTTTGAAGTATCCTATCACCCGTATCCGCAGCGGTAACAGTCCCAACTTCTCGTTCGCTATTTATAAAAGCTTTATTATGCACAGAGTATTGCGTTTCTATGTTTATGTCAGGACTAAACAATGAAAATATACTCGATCTAAGCATGTCCATATCTGCCTTGTACTTAGCCCAGATGTTAACTTCATAAGTAATGTTTATAGGACGTGGCGGCATACTTAAAACCCTAGTAGCTCTTAACTTCTCGCTATCCCAAGCAGTTTCAGTCACCAGACTTTGATACCTCATTCGATTAGAGTCGGAATCTGTTTGTGTTTCAATAACTGTAATCATTGGAAGCACTAAAGTATTATCAGCTTTTAACTTCCCTACTATCCTCTCTGGGTTTCCATGCGAACAATTAACTTTAACCCTATTAGCATTGCCATCTAAGTAATAAATATTTCCAAAAATATGCAACATGCTTCTCAGGCTTTCTTTGTAGACATTATCAATAACAGGAAGCAATTTTGTTGTAGTCATTTGCTTAATCCTGTTCCTAACTTCTGAAGTACCAGATACAACCATTAGTATCGACCTCCTATCTGATCGGGACGATCAAAGAAACTTTGATTGTGAATATCTTGGGTGTCTCTCAGGAGCTTCGCATGAACCATAAGGTGGTAAACCCCATAGGCTTCAAAACTATCTTCCTGAACTTCGAACACTTCAAATTTCATTTCTTGAAACTCAGGCTGTAAAACATCACCAATGGCAATGGAACGCCCAAGAAGATTTTCGGTGTAAGATTTGTTGAAGACGAACACTTGATCAATCTGCATCTCTACACCAAACTGAGAAAGGTTTTCTTCGATTGGTCGAGGATCATAGTGAGCCCATAGTGTTACTGGTTCGTGTGCAATCGTCTTCTGCCTAGACTCTTGATACACATCGTCTATATCTTCAGAAGGGATATACTCAAACACTTTAACACGAGACCCTGATAACTTGATGTTCTCAGCGTCTACCATGTTAAACAAGTTCTTGTCATTCTGTTTTTTAAACAGAGACAATCTTGTATCCCTTTCCTCTGGGAAGTTAGTGGGAGGTGTATTTACCTTGAATCTAGCCATTAGAAGATATCAAATAATGCAGGCCCTTCGATCTCAGTTTTAAGCTCCTCTATGAGCATCTCTTTCTCTCGTTGAGCTTCGGCAACAAGCTCGCTGCCATTCAATCTAGTACCGCCACCAGGACCAGGAAGAGTCTGATACTTCCCTCTGATGCCGCCTAAGATTTCTTTAGAAAGAGCTAATGTAAACCTTTGCACCCAACTCTTGTAAGCATGATGAATTGTGTTAGGATCAAAAGCTCTGAACTCTAAGAGGACAGCTTCGTCGTTTGTCTCAGGGACTGGCCAAATATGCAGATACTTATTGTTAACCAGTTGCCATGTAGACATCTGACCTAATACGTTCTTTACCTGCTTTAGGTATTGCTGCATAAGAAGATACTGGCTAACATTATAATTATTAAATAAACCAGTATTCGTAAAGAACATGATAGCAAAATCGAACTCAAGGGAGCCAGGATTCGCACCAAACTTGAAGAAGTCTCGTCTGTACCAACAGTCATTTAGGTTGTCCGCAATTTCAGGCGGAAGTTCATACACGTTGATACCACCCGATGTATCAAAGGTAGCATACTGAGTCATCCAATCAGGTGCATGATACTCAAGCTTAGAGATGGCTTCATCAATACAGATTTGTATTTGAAAGTCATCAAGCTCAACATCAATAACAGGATAACCTAACTTAGCTAAGACGTAATCTTTAATAGTTCTATTAAACGTCTTAAACTCGTTTACATCCTTGAAATCTTTGTTATTAAGATCTTTATCCTTCGGGCTCTTATAGTCTTTTAACTTATTACCACCATAAGTTCCGTAGGATGACCCGTAAGATTTAACGTTTGGTATTCCTATTTTATCACCCATAACAAATATATTTACCCTAGAAATGAAAAAAGGACTCAGTATAAAACTGAGCCCTTTCTTCCGTTGTTTAGCGGTTAGCTATTAGACAGGACCAATGCTGTCATAACCGAAGGTGTCTACTGGCGTGCCGTCAGCCGAGGTGTTTCTCATGATCTCAGGCGTCAGGTAATCCGAACCCGTGCCGATCAGGCGAATCACGCGGTAGAAGCGCGAGGCCGGTTGAACCGCAACCTTGCCGTAGCGAGTCAGGATACCCTTTCTCGGCTGGAAGGTCTCAGGATCGACCACCGTATCCAGCGGCTGGACCGGGATGTATGGGCAGTAGAAGAAGCCCGCATCCATCGCGTTGCTACCCTTGTAGCCGATGATGATTTCATCCTCTGGGAACATCGGGTCAATGACCAGATCATACTTACCAGCGAACTTACCAGCGTATTGGATTTGGTTGCCGCCCATGTTGGTCGGAGCCATTTCCGAAGGCATACCACCCTCAAGCTTCGCAGCCGACTCAAGCATCGACGCGATGACCGGCGAGGTGATCATGACGTTACCAGGACCACGGAGGGTCGTGCGGTAGATGTCCGTGCTAGCGAAGTTGATCAGCGCCAGGACGTTCGAGTAGATGTGACCCAGGGTCTGCGGAGCAAAGCCCGTACCAGCGCCTTGGAATCTCTTAAGATCCATGACGTAGATGTTCGAGTAACGACGACCGATACCAGACGCATCGGCACCACCGACTTCAGCTTCTTCCTGACGGAGAGCGTCACTGAAATCATACTCGTAAGCACCAGCAACGAACGTGCCACCGTTGTTAGCAGCAGCGGCATCACCGCCGATTTCCTTGAAGTTATCAGCACCGCCCTGGTAGAGCGATTGCAGATACCAACCACCGAACGAGCCATCACCAACAGCAGCAGGACCGTAAGCGATCATGCGGATGTCTTCGATCAGTTCACGGTCGATTTCCAGGTTCATTTCCTTCGACAGGAGATCCGTGAGTTCAGCTTCCATGTCCAGGTTGTGGTAAGCCTTCAGGTCTTGAGCGGCTTCCAGGGTCCAGAGGGCTCTCATCTTACGCTCACGCGCTTGAACCGTCTGCTTCTGGATGTGCATGTTGACCTCAGGGATGGCCGAGCCCGACAGGCGCTCACCAGCCGAAACCGAGTAGCCCAGGATGTTGGCCGAATCAGGGAACGAGGCCAGCTTGCCACCCATCGTGGTCGAAGGCGAGCCGTCTTGGTCACCAAGAACGTTCGACAGATCAAAGCCTCCCGAAGCTTCAGCGAAATCAAGACCCGACGCCGCCGTGGTGCTAAAGGGACGAGCTTCATTGGTGTCATCCTGCGAACCAATGCGACCCGCAACGAGGTTGCGCGGCGTGATGTTGAACTTCGAGTACATCACTTGCTCATCAGCACCGATGGCACGCGAGTTACCCATGTAGAAGATCTGCGACACGGGGCCGTCCATCGCCTGAGTGGCACCGATCTTGTTGAACATGAGTTCCGGGTAGGTGCGACGAATCAGCGGGAATGCAAACTTTTGGAACGTGCCGATCTTACCAGTTGTCGTGGCAGCTTGGCTAAGCTCTTCGTTCAGACTTTGCTTCGTGAATTCTTTGGCTTGGTTTTCAAAGAGACGAGCGGTCTGGTACGCGATGTGATCATCCCCGATACCTTCAAGGAGTGGTTCCCAACGCTTCAGTAAATCGTTTCTATCTAATGCGGTCATAATTAACCTCTATAACTGTTGAGTTTTTCTAACACGCCTTGATTGATCCACTCGTTTGCGTGGCCAGCGTGGTTTTCATTTAACTTTTCGTTAGCTTCCTTCACTTTGAAGTTATCCTCACTAACGACTAGTGCCGTTTCCGAGAGTTGCCTCTCAGCGTTAGCCGATTCTTGCAAGCTTTCCATTTCACCATGGATAGTTTGCAGAGCTTCTTCTAACTTTTGGTTTTTATCATTTGCAACCTTGGACTGACGCTTTAAGCTGACGTTCTCCTTCAGGAGCTTATCAACTTGGCGCAGGAGAGCTTGGTTCTTCTCTTCCTGTTGCTCACCCAGGGATGCGAGAACTTCCATACCATTCATTTCGTCTTGTTGGGTGTTCTCTAAAGCAAACATCGAGCGGACGGTTTCGAACATTTGTGCGTTACGGAACGTCTCGTTTTCAAGTTCAAGCTCCTTAAGGGCTTGCTCCTTCAGCTTCTCAATGTTTCCACGAATAAAAGACTGGACCTTCGTGGACAGGTCACTCACTTGCTCTTCGACTCGTTGCTCGATGATAACTGCGACAAGCTCAGAGACTTTTTCCAAAGTATTCTCATCTAAGCCTTCAGGCAGATACTCGGCAACCGAATCTAAAATATCTTTATTCTGCGACATGTTAAACCTCTATGTAGGTATGTAGGGTAGTTATGTATTTTTAATACGAATTATTTTTGTAGAGTTATTTAATCCTTATCTAGTTTGTCTTGTCTTTTAGCTTGAAACCTCATGTGCTTCTTATAGGTGCTTCGATCAACTCTTGGACCCTCTCCTTTTTTCGGCATATGCTTATCGCTAAAAGGCCCTTCATATTCTTTATAATACCTTTTGCTAGCAAACTTACCTTTAGCTTCATCCTTTCTCGCTTTTTTCTTACCACCCTTAGGTCTGCAAGAACCTTTAGAGTATGCTTTCTTTCCAGGGGTAGGCTCATAGCCTTTCCAACAACGCTCCTTAATAATATCACCAAAGAGTTCTATCGAATCCTTTTGTGAGGCTTTGTTATTTTTCAGTTTAAGCTGACCCTGGGCAAGTCTTGTATCATGTTCGCCTTCAGCACCTCTTCTATTAAAATGCTTTATAAGTCTTTTCCGTACTGATGGCTTGTCTGGGAACTTATCTGTGAAAGCCCCACCGCGAGTGCCCGCAGCAAGTGTATGTTGCCCCAGCATATCTAACTTATCAGCCGCTGGTCCTTCATCCCCAGGTTTTATTTTAGGAGTTACTTTCTCTTGATTCACCTTACTACTAAGACCCTTAGTAACTCGCTTAGCTCTCTTAGTTCTAAGCTTTTGATCTAATCCAGCGAAGGTTTCAAAAATGACATCACCAAAGAGTTCTATTGAATCTTTTTGGGCTGCTGCTTTGGCTTTTTTAAATCCTTCTGGGTCATCTTTAGGGCTCTTACCCTTCTTATACTTGTAGCTTTGAACAGCGGTTAGGGGTTTCGGAGCATTTCTTTGCATTCTAGTAGCAGCGCGGCGAGCACCCGCAAGACCACCCTTCTCCATCGCTGCCATATATCTACCTTTCTTTAAAGGGTTATTTGTAGCTTCAATCTCTATGCTAGGATCCTGCTTCGCGGATGCCTCTTCGCCAGCCTTCTTGATACGTCTCTTCATTTTAGCTGCTTCTGATCTTTCATCTTTACGAGCGCCCCAACAAACTTTCTTGAAAGCCTCGAAAACCGTTTGGCCTAATAACTCTGTAGAGTTTAAAAGCTTTTCTTGTGCTTCTGCGGCGGCAGCGGTTGTGTTATCTCCTCTTTGTTTAGCTTTTATCTTTTTACTTCGTGCTTTCATTTTAGCTGCTTGTCTAGCAACTTTGCTTTCCGATTCATTTCTTAAGATCTTGAAGTCTTCCGAGTCGAGCTTACCATTCCTGTTCTTATCGAGCTTCTTCTGCTTACCTTTTAAAGCTTTGCTGATCTTGCTCTCAAGCATAGTGAGAAGAACACGATCTTGTTTATGCTTTGAGACAATAGCTTGAGCACGCTCACTGTTCTCACGCATAGACTCTGAAAGCTCAGGGAAGGCACCTCTTGTGGAAGGGTCTGACACAAGGTCAAACGTGATAAGCTTGAAGTCTTCGTTGACGATCTTGCCTTTGATGCCTTCCGTGACGCTACCAACACCACGACTAGAGATACCAATTTTCACACCGTCGTTAATTAGAGCTTCAACAATCTTGCCGTTAGGAGTCGAAAGAATCTCACACTCACCAATAACCGAGCCGTCCTTACCTACACTCAAGCCAGTGATAACGTGCGAAGCTTGTGAAAGGTGGATAGCATCGTTAGCCGGGTGATCGAGAGCACCAACTAAAGAACGGTCACCAATCTTCTCTTGAATAGCTTGGACTTGAGCTTCGAGAATCTTACGAGGGTAGATTCTACCGTTGTTGTTCTGCTCGTCACATTGTTGAAATTTACCTCGCAGGCGAAGACGGGAATTACCTTCTTTACCTTCGTTAATAACTTCTACTTTTTCTAAAACATTGCACTCAACAAGTAACATAATAAATCCTATTTCTGTTTACGCGACCAGTACTTTTTACTTTTGAACTTATCGCCTTTTTGCTTACCATGCCGAACTAATGTTCTAACGGCATATTTTTTTACATCTGAGAATTTAGAAGGGATGGTGCTCGGAGAGAATCCTTTCGCAACACGACCTCCAACTTCTTGCTCATCGTCTTTACCCCACTTACGTTTCGTAATGACGTATAGACGATTAGAATTCTTAGTAGAGAATATCTGACCTACGTAGCCTTTTTTCAAAGCACTTGTTATAGAGTCGTACACTTTAACACGAGATTTAGAAGCCTTAGTAGTGGCTCCTTTTTTCCTCATCTTTGCTCTACCCTCAGCAGAGCCTTTAGCCTTAGTTGCTCTTGTTTCTTTTATTACGTTTACGAGATCCATTTTTCTTAGGAGTGGCTAAGTTAACACCTATCATGCCTGTAGTGGTCATCTCTTCCATAACCTCTTTAGCTTCTTTTAATAGGTTCTTTAGACTTTCGACTAAAGTTTCAAGACGTTCTTTAAGTATTGTAGTTTCAGTAATAGGTTCAAACTCAGGCATCATCCTCATCTTCTTATCAGGATCAGATGATTCGTTTAAAGCTCCATTGAAACCTACTACTTGATCTACAAAAGAATCGGGAACGATGACGGCTTTAAGACCGTCATCGACTATAGGATTACCGTTGACGACAACCTCTTTAACGGGAGGGGTTTGAGTTAAAATACCTTCTGTGATGGATAAAAGATTTTTGGTGCTAGCACTCATCTTTTAGAACCTCACTTCTTCTTCTTCAGAAACGCGGGCATATCGTCGTCATCATCCGACTTCTTCTTCTTCTTCGGCTTATCCTCGTCGTCATCTTCGTCATCATCTTCGCACTCAGCCTCATCAAGTTCGTCTTCCGACTCTTCAAGATATTCGCCGTCTTGCTCAAGGGCTTCATTGATCGTACCGAGGATGAAATCAACACACTCTTGCATGTTCTCCTCAGGGATCGGATGCTCTAACTCCGACTCACAAAGCGGGCAGACATGATCGTCTGCAATAGCTTCTTCAACAACCTCAACTTCCTGGGACTCGGTTAAGCCCTCCGACTCAGCAAGCTGGTTAGCGGCAAGGATCTTGCCAACAAATTCGTCATCAACATTAATGTATCTCATAGTATACTCCTGTATGTATATGTATTTAGTCTACGTGATTAAAAGAAATAAAATTATAATTTGATCGTATTGACTCCGTCTCGGTCCTCTATAGTTATAATAGTTTTAGAATCTGCGGGCAATATTCTGTCTGTGGTCCTATAGCCTGACTCTATACTTTCTATTGTAATATTGTTCCTAAATCCATTTGCAATATTCAACAAAACTTCTCTGCTAACGTCGTAGAACATCTCACCCACCCTAGTCATAGGCATTCTACTGAACACATCATACCAAGTTAAAGTGGAAGTTTCGTATGTCTCGGACAAGTAATCAATAACCTCTCTAAGCATATAGGCCGTGCCATACGCGGATGCTGGGGCCGAGCTAGTCCCATACCCTCCACCGCTTAAGGAGTAGAAAGTTTTTGTGAAGTCCTCCTCCACATACCTATACCCTATGTTTTGAGTGTCTTCAGGTTCAGCAATACCTACACGATCTACGCCATCTTCGTTATGTAGGTTGTATGATCTGAACATAGGAGCAGGTGTTTCGTCGATGCTCTGATCTGTGGCTGGAATTACCTTTAAGGACCTTGTATGCTTATCTCCGTAATCTTCTAATGTTGAGTTACCGTTGAAGGGATTGAACATACCACCTGCAACAGGAGTGACAACAAGGCCAAAAGGAATGTTCCTAACAAATCTAGATCCGATGGTGGACACGGCCTTATCCTTAAAGCCAGCTAAGTTGAAGTCCTTCATGGATAATGTAAACGCAGAGGTATCCAGTATGTATCGATATATGGGATCTCTGTAGTCGATAGCTAGCACTGGTGTATTCAAAGCGTTATTGTTAAGATGTCTTTGAATATCTCCACTGGCTTCTAAAAGAGAGTAAGTAGCACTGTAATCCTCCACTAAAGAATCACTAACATAATCACCCTCAACGGAGCTAAGATCAACTGCGAAGAATAACGGTCTAACTTCAGAAGTACCGGCATCACCCGAGACAAATTCGTGTTTATTTGTAAGGGATGTAGCTGTGATCTTAAGTGCGGGATCCTCACCTAGCATTCTAAGAACTTTAATTCTTACCGCCGCAGGGGCGTAATAAGCTTGCTCTATCAAATTGTCGGTAGATATAGGTACTCGCGTGGAACTCAGATCTGTGGCATCAATATAATAACCACCACCATCTCCAATATTTAATTTGTTAGGTGACCCAATACTAGGGACCGTGATCTGATCAACAGCACTAATGGTATCAACCTGAAACCCTTCATTTGCCACTGCTAAATCCTTAACAGTCCCGTCTAGTGTGGTTACTTTAACTTCAATATTGAGATCTTCATTAAGGGGTCTTGCTCTATTTATCTGAAAGTTTTGCCAAGGCGTAGATTTATTGTTCTCATATGTGTGTAGGTTGTTAGTTAAATAATCAATAGCAAGCCTGTCAGAGTATTCTTTATTTTGAGGATCTTCAAGAAGTTCAAAGGAATCAGAGAATTGATTCTCAGCCACCGACTTGAAAAAGCTTGTATCTATCTCATCAGTTCTACCTTCTAATATAAGTTTCCTAACAACGTTTAACATTGTTGAGATACCTATTGGCTCTCCACCATTAAATCTTATGTATTGAAAGTTATTAACGAGTAGCGGATCTAGGCTTTTAGCCAGTTGATCTTCTGACAAGTTCTGAAGTAATGTTTCACTCCAAGATAAGTTTGTCTCCGTGTTGTTAACTATCTCTGAAATTTCATTTGTAACTTGCGAAGCAAACAATTCCCGATTCAGTGTGTTAGGGATTAAGTTTACATTCTCAGTAACTCCTGTTTCAAAGAAGTTTAATTCAGGATCGAACAAAGTAGGCTTTAATATATTTCTTTGAATATCCCTATAGTTTTCATCTTCGATAACAGGAGTTACACTGATGATATTAGCATTTAAGGTTTCTTGAGTGCTTGTCAATTCCCTGGATGAAACTTTCAAAGTATTACTAATAGATGGTTCGTTTGGCTCAGATACAGAAGGAGCTTGTGTTACTGGTCTTCCGACACCAGGAAGAGGCTCACTACCTCCTGTGGTAATGTTACAATCCCTTTCCTCTATTGCAGGGACACACATAGAGGAGCAGCTTTGTTGATCATCAAAAGGAGGACCCCTCCATACCTGATATTCTTGCCCATCGTAAGGGCCTCCCTGCTGTATGCTAGAAGCGATCAAACCCTGTGAGGAAGCAACTGCATTAAAAGGAACACATCCTCTAAAAATAGCTTGATACCTTTGCTGCTCTAAAGGAGCGTTCTCATCACCAGGACACACATACCTAAGCTCTTGGCATTGATATTTCTGAGAAACTATAGACCCAGCAGTAGGTTGAGCAGCAGTAATAGAGGGTTGCAAACCTCCAGTTATAGGGCCTGATGGGGGGCAAATACCGGATGTTGATATACAGGATTTCTCGCATTCCTGAATAGTTTGCTTTTTACAATCAGGATCTTTAAAGAGTGTTCCGTCCGGTCTAACGATTACAGGAGTGCAAGGAACACAGCTTTTTATAACTTGAGAGGTAATTGCCTGATTAGGAGCAGGACAAGGAATTACTTTAAGAGTTACACATGCATGATACTCAGCGTCAGCCCCAGGCCCCGCAGGGTTAGGGAATGGAGGCCCTCCACCGCCTGAGGGTGGCTTATAAGGGGGTGGAGTTATGAAAGGAGGTTCAGGATCATTTGGAGGTTGTGGAGTAAGTATGACCGGAGTAACAGGCTTTAATTGAGCAGACCCCGGCCCTACTGTGCCGGGGACAAAACCTCTACCACATGGAAATACAGTAGGCATACTTCCTCAAATTAAGCAGTCTTAACTGTAGGGTCCTTTTGATTCATAAGGTTGCCATTAGAGCCGTGAGATCTCACCGCATTATCCTCAGATATTCCAATAACTTCCCAAGTAACAGAGGGGTAAAGTAATGGGATTCCTGCCTTAAACAGAGCAGGACCCGTATTAAAGTTAGGGTCGTTGCCCATCATTAGGTTAAACATATCCTGAGACTGTTCGCCCGTAACGTCTGTCGAAAGAGACTCTCTACCTATTGTAACCGGACTGTAGTTTTGGAAAGGTGTTCCACCTAATAAATTCATTTGAGTTTGCACGAAGCCTGCAAATCTCTCAGGATCGCTCCTATGAATCCAAGGTAAATGCCCGTTAACCTCAGCAAGGCTTGGACTCACGTTAGTGCCCGCCCAAGCAACGTTAATTACAAAATAATCTTTGAACTTTTGAACCCAAGCACAGGAAGAGTTTCTTCCGCCACCATAAGGGTCCGAAAGAGGAATGCAGTGCAGCAGATTTACATTTACATGGTAGTCTGCAACCCAGGGTGTGCTTTCAAAGTCTAACTTTATCCGCTTACTAACAAAGTTTATTTGAATATTTCTAGCATTTATTTCATTTAATATTGATTGACCCACCTGCTGCCCGGTCGTACCTAACAAACCAGGAACACTTTGAGGTGCATTATTGAAAGGGTTAATAGAGGTTGTGGTGGCTCTATATCCAGAACTGTTAGGAGGACCCCAGTTATACATAGCAAGCCTATAGCCTGGGTCGTATAAGTCCTTAATCTCTGTCAAATTCTTTTGCAGAGCTTGATTTACGCCACCCCTCCAAGGTGGTAAGTATTTAGCAGCATCATTATTACCTTTAAACTCTGCTGCACGGGGTATAGAAAGGTTAATAAAATCACAAATCTTTGTACCGGGATTCTCAACTTGGCTGTCTGTAGTCCAGTTAGCAGGATCCCACTGTGGCAGGTAAGGGATCGAGCCAGGACGATACCCATAATTCTCTTCCACTAAATCAGCAAGCGAACCTAAAGAAGCACCGAATAAATTGCCTCCTGCATTTGCACGAGCTTGCTTAATAAGAGCACCTTCAGGACCCCAGAAGCCACCAAGAACATCTCCAGCAGCAATCACGCGAGTAGGGCTATCATTCCTAGCCATCCTATTTTCGTTGGCAATCCCGTCAATCCTAACTCTCAAGTCTGAGTAAACTTCTTTACGAACCTTCTCTAAGTGAGCTTCAGTTACAACAGGGTTTGCAATCGATACCTGCGGTGTAGCAGCAGCAATACCGGCTCTCTCATTGTAAGCTAACTCAGTAGTTCTGAAGAATGGACGAATATCAATGATGTCTTCATCATTAATGATATCCGGAATTGGACCAGAAGACTTCTGAACTCGAATGTAAGCAACGGGAAGAATAGATTGACCAATCAGAGCAAATGAATCTGTTTCTAAATTCTCAGAAAGAACAGGAGCCAAATTCATTAAGTCGTCTGGAGAGGGGAATGATCCTTTGATGACACCCGCCGAAGTTGTAAATCCGTTAGTAGCACCTGCCTCATCCCCTGGGTGAGCCAGCATGATAGGAGTTCCATCCAGGCTTTGAAGGTTTACTCGATCATCAGCAGCGTCGTTACTATTACCAGGAGTAACTTCTGATCTAGATATACCTATGCCTGCACCCTTAAGAATACCCAAAGCAGGAGCAGTTAATGTAGTTGGGTTACCCGCAGAATCGAACTTTGGAATTGTTGTCTCTTCCTCATCAATAGCTTTACTGTAAATGAACAATAAGTCTATTCTGTGTCTTGCTTCTAAGTTCTTTTTGTTGCCGTTGACATCATAGTAAAAGAAATCTTCAGGTTCATTATTTGCGTTAACATTAAAATCTGGGACTGTTATTTCCAACTCTTCGGGAACATCAACGACGGATGTTCTAATAGCACCACGCCATCTCTTAATAAACTCAGACTCGATCCTACCTTGCTGACCTCCAAAAGGTCTCGCAGTGGGATCGTAAACATTCTTAATGAGAGTTAAGTCCCTAGTTGTATCAACTGTGTTATGCTTCAGGATAGCACCGATGTAATTAGGATATAAGGGACGGTCATCTGGATCAAGAACGCTATCAAACTGAGAGTAGCCAACAGAGCTTGGTCCATAGCTGTCTAAATCATGATTTAAGTGCCACCCATCCTCATCGTAGAAAGGGAACACAAAGGCTCTTTCAGCGAGACCGTTCATATTTAGAGCATCCCCCTGTATACCTTGTTGAAACTCAGCCAATACGTTTGAGACATAATTTCCAATATTAGTCTCTACTCTCCAAGTATTTAAATCACTTATCGTTTCCTCACCATTAGTTGTGATCGTAGAGTTAGAAAAACCTGCAATCTGTCTGACGACTTGAAGCGGAGTTAGATTAAAAGCATTATTTATTCTTGACGTGTACCGCCCAGGTTTAACTCTAACTTTCCTCTCAGAGCCTGTAGCGTAAGGTCTTAATTCAGAAAAATTAGATCTATCAATCTCAATTTCTTTCTTATTATTCTGCTTGGTTATGATACCGTCTACTTGATCTTTAAGGAATCTCTGTGATTCCTCCAATTGCTTAATAGGAATATTATCTACTTCATAGTAATAAGGATCATTAGCTTTGAAATACCTAATAGGGCTAACGTAAGAGTAGGGGGTATCGTAATATTTAATTTCGTTGGTCATTAGTTATCCTTCTTAAGATCAAAGTTATTTATGGACGCGACTCCTTGGCCGTAAGAATAAGTATTGAAAGAGTCGCCGCCTATCGAATTAATATCATAATAGCCTTCAACAACTTTAGCTAATCCAGACTTACCTACAGTATTATGCTTTGCATTTGCAAAAGTATTTAATGCTGAATCATCAAGGAGTGCCTTAATGGTATCAGCACCAGCCATCATGGCAGATGCGTAATAGAAACCTGAGGGCTCGATATTACCATTCTCATCTCTCATAAATATAGAGAGGTATTGAGAAGAAGCATCAAACTCGGCGGTGGACGAAGCAACTAAGTCCCCTGAGAAGTTGTATCCTTGAGAGAATACTTGTTTAACTAAGCCGTCTAAAGTGTTTGCACTATCTGACATTAAGAAGTTAGTGACAGGATCAGTAGAGAAGTATAACCGGAAACAACCATAGTTCTCACCGCTAACAGACTTTCCAAAAGGATTATCAGGGCCATGACCATAATAGTCTAAAACAGCAAGACTGCTAGTGTCGGGGGTGCTGCTTGGAGCACTACTAACCGTTCCCGGTGCCCACTGCCCTGAAGGGCCATAGAACCCAGCGTCTCTAGGGTGTTGCCCAGCTACAGTAAGGTAAGAAGCTTCAAGTGTAGAGTTGTCCGCAATGTTCCAGATGAACAAACGTGTACACTCTGGGCCGGGTAATGGCTCAGTTCCATAGTAGTCATATACGACTGATGAGGTATTTGAAAACGCGGCTTGCGGAAAGTGAACGTTGCTAGCTTTCACAAGACTATTCTCAACCGCCCTTACGCACATGCCTCCTGTAGTGACAGAGGAGACTGGGCTAGAATTATATAAATAATCAGCAGTCATAGCTCCAGCCCCAGGAGCGTCAAATTGGTATGCTGCGGCACCCGTTATGGCTGCATTATTAGCAGCAGCGGAGTTAACAGCTAAATCAGCAATATTTGCATTAGGATAGAACTGGACATAACCAGCACTAGCATATGTTACATAATCAGAATTGTAAAAACGGTAGCCGGGAGAAATTGTTGTAGCCGAAGCATAAGGGCTTGTAAGCCAAGACTGATAATAGTCTCCTAAATTCTCCATAAGAATATTAGAGTTTCTATTGGCTACAAGACATGCTCTAGTCGAGTGTAGCTCAACCATCGTATGGTTCTCCGCACTAGAGAGATCAAACGACGACACTAATAATTCACCATTGTTGCTTTGGTGAGGAGTTATTTCAATATTAGAATTGTTTTCGGCTAGGACATCTACGCCCAATCTAAACATTGAAGTAGGTCCTTGAATT